TCATGGCAAGTAATCGAGATTGAGATTGAGGTTACATACCGGCATAGTGCCGACGATCCAACAATATAAAGAATAAAGGAATCGGCTATGTTGTCTGCTATCTGCTCTACTATTGCTGCCATTCCCCGGAAGCTCCTTACTTACGAATCCCGCTCGTAATCAAATCAACGTTACGAGTTATATTCTTGATTAAATTGTCGTTGATATGCTTTACCGTGTTTGCATGTACTGTCTTATTGCCTCTGAATGCTCCTGCAATCGTTGGTCCGTAAAGAGCCTTGATGGGATAAGCCGCTTTGCCTTCTCGCTTGAATACCAATGGCTTACCGCTGCCTGATCCTCTACCGATGAAGCTCGTTGTATGAGTCTCTGCTCCCTTATCTTTGTGTACTCGAATCTTGAGCGGCTTCTTTTTGCCGATTTTTGATTCTGGATTACGCACATAATCTACTAATGGAATCGGCTTACCATCGAAATTAATCTCACCTACATAACGAGTCTTTGATGCTCTCTTAACGCTGATATGTTTATTGATCTGTCCTACCTTGAGAGCTAAATGGTTTGCAATCTCTCGCTTTGCTTTTGTTCTACCGCTTTTTACCGTGTCGTTGATGCCTCTGGAGATTGCCTTGGGTGCTGCCTTGGGAATTGAGGCAAGCTCTTTAGTTAGCTGGGCTAGTTGCCTCTTATCTATTTGTATATTTAATCCTATGACCATTAAATCAACCTCAATACCCATGATCCGCCATCTTGAGACAATATCTCTGCTACGTGATATGTTTTTGATATTGCATCATCGATGTTTGCTTTGAATGTTGAGGTATCACCACCAACGTTAATTGAATTAACGCCAACGGTATTATCCGTTGACCTGGGGAGCATGATGATCGTCTCAAGCGTTGCTGCACCACCATCATTTATGAATGGTGCATCTCGCATTACTACTGCATCAAACGTCAAGGCAGAAGATTGATATGGCGTATACGTTATCTCTTCTCCGAATATATCAGAGTTTGCAAAAGTGAATTGCATTGCTTCTGCATCAAAATCATCGAGTATGCTCATGCTGTAATCCTGTTTACTATTGTTCCATGATATTCTGCCCAATCTTTTATCTGGTCAAACATATCTGATTCCTTTTGCCATCTCGTAGGATTGCGATTGAATCGGTTTGTATATTCGCCATCAAAATCTGTATCGCCATTCCAGTCTGCGCCGAATACGTCGATACTCGTTGCGCCAAGAGTTGAGATTGAGCCGACAATTGCAGCGATAAGGCTATAGCGAGTCCACTTAATAGAATCTGATATCGTTGCACGTTCCATTACTTTGATTTGATAAAGCTCATGCCCATCTATTCGCCGAATCTTTTGAGCAATGTTTGGCGTAGTCAGTATACCCGGACGATAAGAGAGAATTGAATGCATTTGAGTGAATGCCCGAAAGTCAAGGAAGACCCAATAGTGGCAATGATAAGCTCCGATTCCCCGATTGATTCCTATTCTTAAATCATATTTTGATCTGTCGGATTGCGGATACATTGTGATACTTGGGCCTGGGCAAAGTATTGCAATATTCGTATCTATCATCATCTCTTTATCTGTTTGCATTTATTACTCCTTACTTCTTATTCGATGTAAGGAGAGCAAATCCCTTTATCTAAAAAACAAGAGCCAACCCCGGAAGAGTTGGCCCTTGACTTATAAAATCATCATCCACTAGGAAGAGATTATTTATTTAGCTTAACGTGCATTTTACGCCGCTCTGCCATCTGCCGTAACCAGCCGAACGAGTACCTGTATTCGTAAATACATAACCGACCTTCTCTGCGTCGTACTCAAAAATCGCCTCTGGAGCGAACTCTTCGACCATAACCAATCCTTTAGCGGATGGATCATCGGTACGGAACAGATAGAAGACGGTACTATCAATAGCACCTAATCGTGGGTCTTGAGCTACGCTCATGGATAGATTAGATGCAATCAATGTATTAGTCTCACCACCAGTTAGATTGTTAGCTGAGAATGCTGTCTGTAAAGATGCAGCGATCAAAGGATTAGACGTAACCGCTTTGAATCCTCTCGCATTGCTGTTGCTGGGGTCCCCGCTCTCGTCTACGAAACTCTGCATGTAGCCTACAGTCTCTAAGCAAAACTTAACGGCTTCGGTAGCCGTTGGAGCGGCTGCCGTGCTTACGTTAAGACTTGCGATATCCGAAGAACTAAGCAAGTTAGTTTGAGTGGTTGCACTAACTGTTGCAGTTGCTGGTCTGCTATGAGAAGCAGAGAAGTAAGCCAATCCATCAAATGTATTGGTTGAACTACCAGTAATCAAATCAACACCTAATACGTTAAAGTGATCGACGTGCTTACCCGCTTGTGAACGTGCTTCGTTGTTGAATGCTTCTGGATTACGCAAATAATCCGCTTTAGGGATTACAAATCCGTTAGCATATACATCGTTTTTAATTGTAATTTTATAGTTGGCCATCGCTTGTATTTTAAGCTCGCCTTCCAACTTCTGAGGACCGGCAACGCTGCCAAGATTATGAATCGTGACATTTTCGCCTGCGCCAGCATTCTCTACAACGTTTGCAACATCAAATGCCCATACACCTGAGCGATCTATATTCGCATATTCATCATAGTAATTTGCAATGAACGAATCTTCTGAACTATATTTAGACATATTATTTTAACTCCATAATTATTTATCAATTCTTTATGCTCCTTTTTGCTTCTTCTTGTTGTGCTTCATCAATTACGCTTACTCATTACAGAGAGCGTACGGTATTACTTTGGAACCATACATCACAGACAGTACCGTAATGCCATCGGCTTACTTTGCCGATACCAGTACCACCACCGCTGGAAGTAAGATCGAATGTATCATCATCTGCTGCGAACACCGTCTCGCCGATGTTGCCTTTACCGACAACGCCAGCAACGTTTAATTTAACGTGACCTTGTTCACGAACTTCTACATTAATTGCTGCGGCTGCTCCCGAACTGTTATCCGCCTTTGCTTCTGCAAAACCTAAAAAGGTATCGCCTATAACTAAAGGACGTGCTAAACCAGTTGAAGCATCCTCACCAATACCTGCTCCCTCAAAGATTATATCTGAGGCTATAACTGGAAGTGCGTTGCTCGAATAGTTACTCACACCATATTCTCTGGTGCTATTTTTTGTAAGTGTTGCCATTTATGTAACTCCTATCTTTGTTACTTATTAATTCTTAAATTATGCCTTCAAGTTTTGTTTGAATGCATTAAATATTTGTTGGTTGCCAAATACGTTTTGACAATCGCCATCATTGGCTGCCCATTCGGCTGCCCATTCTGCATTGATATCGTTATCAGTTGATTCCGCTTCCATTGAATCCTCTTCGCAGGGAATAAATCCAATAACGGAATCTGACTGACTCTTTAGCTCTGCATTCTCTTTGATGAGAATATCTGCAAGCTCTGATTTAGCTTTGCTGATGTCGTGACCTTTGCCGATTTGCTCAGCTAAAAAGTCTGGACGATCAGCAAAATGAGTAGCAAGAGCAATACAACGCTCACGTTCGTTAGTCTCGCCATCTGAGAATCCTGCTGTGAATTGAATTAATGCACTAGCGTTAATATCTTCTAGGTTGTCCTGAGCCTCTACCACAACGGCTTCGGCTTCATTCTGGCCCTCTACGTCGGCCATAGTTACGGCTTCTGTAACGGCTTCCTGTTGCTCTGTAGCCTCAACGGCTTCTGATTTATTCGACATATTATTATCTCCAATATTTATTGTCTTATCTTGTTCAATTAAATTGCTGGTAATACCTTCTAAATTAATTTGACCATCTAAACTAAAAATGGCTGCCGATGTATTACGATCTGCCCCAAACGCTACAAAGCTAACCTCTTGAAGTGTTGAGGCAGTAATTATAATTCCTGGGCCATGGAACGTCCTACCGTTAATCTCTTTACTATCGCCTTCTCTTAATTGCTCTGCATCGTTAGGTCTTATACCAACAGATGCTTCCCAATCCGCTCCATCATCATTAAGATCAGCGATCCTCTGAGATTCGGATTCAGAAGGGAATAGGAATCCACTTAGAGATAGATCGACGTTGGTTTTGTTTATTTCGGTTGCTTTGCCTACCCATTTATCAGAGTCATGATCCCGTAATATCTTGACCACATTTGGTATCTGCATACCGTTTAGATCAATAATTACTTTGCCACCGAAGCGATCAACAGGAGAGCCGGTATAACCGACCATTGTAAATGTACGCTTTTGGCTACCCCCTTCGCCACCTTGCATAACATGGCTAGTATCTTTAGCGGAGAAGGTAATCATATTACCCTCAACTAATCCCATCGATTGAGGTAATTTATTCTTTATCAATTTATTTTTAGCCTTCATATTCATTCCCCATATCTATCTATTCGTTATTCTCGCTGTCTTCTCCTTCAACAAATCTCGTTGCTTCTTCTTTGCTGTCTCTGGTCTTAGTGGATCGACCTATCACAATATTTGCTTGATCAATCAGAGCCTTCTCTTTTGCCTTGGTGTTGATGATCTGCTCGATATCTCCGCCTCGCTCTATTAGAGCTTCGCTCAACGTGGATAATCCGCCATCGATGGACATCAACTGCGATTCGATATCCTTTGAAGGATCGAGATATGCATGTCTTGGTTGTAGTATTCGATGCTTCCATGTCTTCTTTGGAATATCGATGCCATCGTATTTACCATCGAGTATCCACTTACTCACCTTCCACTGATAGATTCTACTGGTGAATCTAGCCGTAAAGTTTTTATGTCTCTGTTTTGAGATACGTTCAGAGACAATAATTGCGGCTCTTGCTGCACTAAAATTAGTTTGTGAGAAGTCAAGTAAAGCTAATTCAAGTGGCAAACCAAAATCCAAAGCCGCAAAACGGGTAAGCGATCTTACGAAGCTATCGAATTGAGTGGTGGGCTGTTCGGGACGTAATTGATGAACGCTATCGGCAGAATCACCGAGATGCGTTATCGTGCCTGGTGCAATTGGTAGCTCTGGCACTTTGTTACCTTGACTATCAGTTATCTTTTTAAGTGTGCTGAATGCATCTCCACCAGATTTTGTCAAGATAACTGCAAAGTAAGATGCAAGCCTAGCAGCTACTACCGTTCCATCGATATAGCCTTCTAATTGTTCAAACAGAGATATTTTGTTTGAGAAGATTGGCTCCCCACGAAGCTCGTTGTACTCTGCCCATCTAGCCATATGTATAAAATCTTTTGCTGGTACTCCCCAATGAGCACGTTTACCATCTTTATCAAATCCCATTAGCCAATATGCTGCCGGTCTACCATTGCTATTGAGTTGAATACCATCAATAACCGTCTTGCCTTTTGCGACCTTGCTTGGAGTATCGATAAAGTCGCCCGGTACATATTGGAGCTTGCCATTATTCAAAAGACGTATGCCGCAATCACCATCTCTTAACATCATTCTAAAGGCATAACCTTCAAGCTCTGGACCCGAGAATCTATCTGTTATCTCTGGCTTGCCTTCTGTCCAATACTCGCTCCATAATTCTTCTGATCGTTTATTAAAATCTTCACTAGAAGTGGTAGGAAGGATTCGAGAGCCGCAACCGAATGTATGAGTAACAGCACCATTCAACAAACATTTAGCAAGCCAATTCTCACGATCTAATTTGCGGCTGCTGTCTCTGAGCTTGCGAAGTGTTGCACCTCGTAAATGTCTTACACCAGTAGATGAGAATGATTTAGCTACGTCCTGGCGTAGCCGTGAAGGATCAGCTTGTGGATAACTACTACCTGAGAATGCAGCATAAGTATCATCGAGTAATTTAGATACAATTCGAGCCTGTTTACGATTCATTGCCCATGATGGACTAATGTATCCAGCTAGTTTATCTATTGCATTTGGTTTATTAATCATTCCCCGGACGATTCCTTTTTAACGATCAAAACGAACACGAGCAAACATATCAGTGCTATCGTCGTTGCCTTCTACCTTATCTGTGAGCCATTCAACCATCATTAACATCTCTTTAAGTGGCGGGAATGTAACTGTACGAGAATGCCCACCACCTGAGTATGTTCGAGTTTGACCCGCTGCCATGTTCGCCAATCCCCAGCGATACATTATTAGCAAATCTGAGTTGCTGTATATTTGCATATTGTCAATGTTAATGGCCATTTAATATTTGCCTCTCCAACTGTTTATCCAATCGATGCCGATTGTCTCTGTATTACTATTCGATGGAGTAGATGTATTATCCTTCTTTGTTCCGCTAGTTATTAATTCAACTGTTTGTGGCTCATCTCCTGCATTTACTTCATATTCCATTGTCGCAATAGCTACGTTAGTCATTTCGGCTATTGCACAGGAATACACTTCGCAGTCGTACCAATGATTCGCCGAACCTGGCTGCTTGAGTTGCCATGTCTCTTTTTTACGTTTTGGATCAAATATCTTATGCTCTGAAGACATTTGCTGTATGTAATCTGGATCGCTTGCAACCTCTCCATATACTTGCCATTTATCTTGATCTGGATTGGTAATTAACGATGTTAATTTATCTTTGTAGTACGGGACTTGAACGTATAGAAGGTAAATGCCATGCTGCTTTTGCCAATGTTTGTGGAATGGACCTCTACCTATT